GACCTACAACGGTTCTACCCTCGCGGTTACGGGTGCGATCACTGCATCCGGTAACATGACCGTCAGTGGTGACCTGGTTGTTGAAGGTTCTACTACCCAGATCAACACCACCAACACCACCATCGAAGACGTTCTGCTTGAACTGCAGAAGGTTGACGGCGGTGCTCTGAGCGGCGACACCAACAAAGACGTTGGTATCGTGATGAACTACTACAGTGGATCTGCCAAGAAGGCAGCAATCTACTGGGATGACTCTGCTGCTCGCTTCGTCCTCGCAAGCGAAGCTTCTGAGACCTCCGGTGTTATGACTCCTAGCGCCTACGGCGGTTTGGAAGTTGGTTCCCTGTTCCTGAATGATTGTGCTGGTCAATCTCAAGTGATCTCCTGCTCCGGCACGACTCGCTCACTGGAGAACATCACAATCGACGGTGGTTCGTTCTGATAGACAAATAAAAATCTGATATATAGGGGAGGCGACTCCCCTTTTTTTATGTCTAAAGAAGAAGAAATTCAGAATATTCTGAACGTGTACATGAAGAGACTTTCTGACGAGATTGCCAGATCTGTTGCATATGAAGCACGTATCAACTTATTGAATGCTCAGTTAGAACTTGCTGTAAAACAACTACAAGCACAACAACCAGCTGATGGTGGTAATTTTGGTTTGCCAGAGAAACCTGCAAAGGTAGGTGCTGGTAGAACTGCTAAGAAATAATGGAGTCTTACTTTAGTGGTATATGGAAGGATGACTATGTTAGTCTTCTAAAGCACTCAGGAGACGCTCTAATAGACTATGTAAACAAGTTATCCCCTTCTAGTGTTCTAGACGTGGGATGCGGTTACAACCGCCTTAGAGACGCTATACCTGGATTAGTTGGAATTGATCCATACAATTCTGAGGCACATCTTCATATGTCTTTAGAGGAATATTATCAGTATGAGTTTCCTCCTGCTGATACTGTATTGTGTCTTGGATCCATAAATTTTGGATCTGAGAAAAATATCGATGAGCAGATTTCTATGCTGGATAAGTTGTTTTTGAAGGACTGCATATTCAGAGTCAATCCAGGCATAGAACATAGTTGGAGTAATGAATGGAAGGATATTGAATGGTATGATTGGAATATTGAGAAGATAAATAAAATTGCAATTGAATACCGATATAAAATCAAGTCACTTGAGGAGGAATATACCTCTCAAGGACATAAAAGGTATTTTTTTCATTATGCTAAATACTAAAGTAGAAAGGAAATCAACAATGCTTTCTGGAACCGATTTCGTAAAGAAAATCAAGGAAGGTAATAGGGAGCTTTTTGAGGCTTCCCGTAGCAACGTCCGTCGTTTCTTCGCTTCATCCCCTAGCGACGAGTACCTGGTAGATCACTTCCGTGGCCGTATGGTCAACGAAGCACAGAACATGTACGCCATCGCAGGTCAAGTTGCTTCTGCAGACCCCAGCACCGACGTGCGTGACCTGGAACTGCTGAGCAAGCAAGCACTCGACGAAGCAAAGCACTTCCGCATGGTCAAGGAAGTCATCGAGCACATCACCGGTGAAGAACTGGATGTTGCTGCTGCTTTCGCTGCTGAAGCTGACGCTCCTCAGGCAAAGGGTGCTTCCCTGCTTGAGAAGTATGAAGCTTCTGAAGATCCCGCTGCCCTCGCTGCCTATCAGCTCGTTGCTGAAGGTCGTGCAGAAGCAGTCTGGAACGAAATGGCTGAGTGCGTTGACGACAAGTTCATCTCTTCACGTTATGCCTCCATCGCTAAGGATGAAGGATTCCACAGCAACCTGGGTGGTCGCACCCTGAGTCGCCTGGTGGAAGGTAGTGCTGATCTGCAGGACCGCGTTCTCTCACTGGTTGAGCGTATGCGTGAAGACCTGCTGGAGATCTCCCGTCAGAACACCTCTACTCCCCTCGCCGTTGTTTGAAGGTCTGACGACCTTCTCTAATAGTCTCGTCTAACCAATGGTCTTCGACGGGACTTACATACTTTCCGTTGGCATCGCCGGTTATGAACTGGTCGATGCCTTCGGTCGTTACAGGGAACTTTAGTTGGTGCCCAATGTATTTGATATAATCTTCTTTCCACATAAAGAATGATTCATGGGATAGGAAGTGAGTTTCAATATAAGGATCATCTAACAGCAATCTGTAATACTCCTTAGCGGTCGGTAGGGTCACTTCCCCTCCGACCCTTTGTTGTTGCACAGCGTTGATATTCTGATCTCTACAGATAATTGCAACGACAGGTTCATACCCCATGTGCATTGCCTGATGGCACACCTCTACGATCTTTGGTGTCTGCCGTACACCATCGTAGAAGAAAGGGACACTGACGTTAGCGAGAAAGAACTCACCATCAGGAAACTCTAGTTGGTCAGGATATACCCAGTATTTGGCAAAGGGTTCTTGATCACTAGGAACCCAGTAATTAGTTTTCAGCGATTCCCACCCCACAACGGCAGAGTGCAGACTAAATACACGAGCTAATAAATGATTTCCTGACCCCTGTGGTCCAGTGGTGATAAGAAGTCTTTTCATGAAACCCAAATTTATATTTTTTTTAGGAACAGCGTTTTCAGCGTCGAGTCCATTATATAAAATGATTCGTCATAGAGTGACGAGTGGAGTTGCAAAAGAACATCATTTGGCAGACTTTACTCAACACCTTGGTGATGAGAAGAAACTAGAGAAATGTAAAGCAAAGATTTTTTGGTATCAGAAATTTGGTTCTGACTCTGGAGAAATTGTAACATCTTTCCCAGATTTTAGTAACTGGTCTATACAGAAATATGTTGATTACTACAAAAATTTGTGGGATAGTAGGGGATATGGTAGAGACGTATTAGTTGATTGGTCTAACAGTAACTATAGACTAGACGCTGATTTTACACAGCGGTTACTCAGAGCACTCAGCAAAGAATTTGACGTTAGTGCTCTCATAATATGTAGAGATCCTGTACGGAGAGCATGGTCTTGGTTGAATTATGGATGGAATAATTACTCGAAGATACTTGATGATGTAAAACAGTTTAGTGATATTTACTCTGTTGCTAAAATAAAATTTTCAAACTTACAACCATATCATAAAGTTATTGAAAATGCAAGAAAAGTGTGTCCTGTACACGTCCTAATCATGGAGGAGGTGTGGGCAGGGAAAACACAACTGCTGAATGAGTTATTTGGACAGACTGAATTTGCTCCAAACTTATATTATCCTGATAGAGGAAACAAAGCAGTCAGATATCAATATCAAAAAGATCAATGGTCATCAGATCAGTTCAATATGACCGAAAAACAATACTATGAGTACAAAGATATTATGAGTGACCACTATGAGGGGTGGAATGTTGAAGAATGGGGAGTCCCAGTAAATTATGAAGAGACCTGCTCACTGCCCATAACAGGTATACGTGAAGAGAATATCAAGGAGGGGACTTACCGTAAAGTTGATGGTAAATTATATGTGGACTTTACTAATCACCCAGGACTATACAGCACTGAATATATTGATTCTTACTTCTGGGATCGATTCTCAAATTAGGGGAGACCTTTACAATCTTTTGAAGTAACGTTTTTCCCATCAAACATGATATCAGGTGCTGTTCCACCAAAGGTCTTCTTGATAACTAACATCCAATATTGATCTGGTTCAAACCCAGGCATAGGTTTATCGAACATGTTGAGACGTTCTCTGTTGGATGAGGGAACCTTTAGTTTGTTATCGCGATAGTGTTGGGAATCGCCGGAAGCAAGAATAAAGTCCTTGGCAGGCATTTTATACTCACGAAGTTCTTGCCAGGAACTGTTTTCTGTTTGATTAGTGATGGACCACCTATTGAAGTTTGGAGTGTCATAGAACAGCATCATATTTGGTGCTCTATCAAACCTAGGATAGGGACACAAATTGAAATGCTTGACTGAACGAATGCAGCAGTATTGATACTTACACATGAAACTCCATGCCCAGTGCCACTGCTTTAGATTGCAGTTTGGGTCATTGAGAACCACGTTGACTGATGGTTCAAGATGTGCGACTACCCAATCTGGTGCATTGTATTGATATGGTTTGTTTCTTTCTTCTTTGTCAAATAGAAAACATCTACCAGCACCATGGATATTATCACCAGGTTCGCCCATGACAAATACATGTTCTGGGTTGTGAGATCGAGGAATTATCCCGGCACCCTCTTCAATATTGCAAAGAGTAATCTGTTTGAATTCGTTGTTATGAATACGCTCCCACAACTCAGGGTGCTCTATCTGTGCCGTGTTATCAAAGTGAATGTGGAAAGGATGTCCAGTACCGATGAGTGCCCAAAACACAACGGTACTATCAATACCACCAGACCACATCAAGTTTAGAGTTCTATTATCTAACTTACTAAGAATCCTTGTAGCAGAATCTACACAACAGTCCCCGAAGGACATGGATGTCTGAAAATTATCAGGAAGGGGAGAAAAGATTTTATAATTTCTCTTGTTTGGTATTTTCTTCGCACGGCAAATCATGCGAGTAGAAAAATACATGTTCAGATAATTTTCTTCATCATAGTAATATAATTTGCGTCTAGGATCACTTGCTGCAAAGCATACTTGTCTAGCAGCATAAATCGAGTCCCACTCAAATTTATGTAATTTACTATTACTACTTTGATTTAGTGCCATAAGACTACTCAATAAAAAAGGCAGGCATAACGCCTGCCAGTATTATTATGTCAAGATGGAATCAGTCCTCTTCAGGAGTTCCATGCTTACGAATACGATCGACCATACCAGGAGGTAGGGTATCAGCAAACTTGTCATACAAGTAAGCAGTTGCATCCTTGAAGCGAGCACGCTCAGCGTCGGACATAGTCACGACATTGATGTTTTCCTCTTCACACTTGCTCTTCACGATGTCAATGTCCTCAACGGACCAGACACGTTCAGCACGTGCTGCTTCACGGGAAGCGTTACAGATTGAGGTTCTGAGTTCCTTGGAGAGATCCCGCCAGAACTCTTTCTGAATAATGATCGTGGTGAGGAACAGGGAATGCTCCGCATCGTTGATCGTATTCATGTGCTCGTTCTGCTTCAGACCGAAGAAACGAGGGTAGGTGGATTCTCCACCCACAATATCGCCGCTTTGCACGCCTTCGTTGATTTGCTCCAGTTCGATGGGAACAGGCACAGCACCGACTGCCTTTAGAGTTTCTTTGGCAATGTCAGAGTTGTTACAACGGAGAGGAAGCCCTTGGAAATCTTCAATTTTGTGAATCTCTTTATTGGCAGGAATCATGCGGAATCCACCTGAGTAGGTGAATGCAAGACCCTTGACGGTGCGGAATCCTTTGGACTCTTCGTCAAGACCTTTCAGCAGTTCGTTGCCAATCTCACCCTCAAGCACCCACTTAGCGTGTTCATGGTCGCGAAATAAAAAAGGCATGTCGAGAACTCGCATGTCCGTGTTATGTGCACGTCCGAGAGTGGACGTATACATTTGGGACATTTCACACTTACCTTCCTTCATCAGACGAAGAAGATCGTGCTTGGTGACCGGTTCACCAGCATTATACTTCTCCGAATACTCGGAAAGGGTCAGAATTTCGACATCGAGCTCACCCGGTACAAGTTGCTCCATAAGAGCAGCAAATTTACGGGCAGCACGAAGAAAAAGTTCAATGGGTTCGTGTGCTAACACCCAACGTACTTTTTTCATACCTTATTTTACTCCTAAACTATACACGCTTGTATTTATGCCAGAGGGGTTGATAATACTTATCAGATGACGACTCGATCTGTAGCAGTCGTCTGACGGCGGTTCCAGTCGTTACGGTTCCAGAGTCGCTCGTGCAGAAGATAAAGCGTAGAGTTGATGACTAGTGCCATCAGACCGATGGTGAGGCCCTTCCAGGGGTTACCGGCAACGATCCAACCAATCACAGAGTTGGTGACCATCATCCAGGAACGCCAGGTAACAGCCTTGGCGATGGTTCGAGGAAAACGCTCAAACCACTTGGGATTTGCAAAAGACATTTTGAAAAATAAATGTTCGGTTTATTTATTAGTGACGATCTTTTGTGGCGGCGTCGTTCCACAACCTAATTATAAGAGTAAAAAATGCTTACTGTCAAGACTCAACAACACTTTATGGGTTTTTCTGGTTGTGGACCTGTAGGTCCTTCAGTGAACGGATCTAGTGGTGCAGGACACCCTGTTTTATTGCAGTCGTCCAAAGGGTTTTGCTCAACATATCTAATGTATTTTTCATTAGCATCTCGCCTGAGAATCTCGTTCACACGCTCGTCATACCAGGCAACTGGGATTCCAACATCCAGATGCTTTAGATACTCCTGTTTGTAGAGATATAGGAGTTCGTAACTGAGAAAGGTTGGGTTGGGGAATTTAGACATTTGATCCAGGAAATACCTGGATGTAGGTTCACCCCTCAACCGCTTTTGTTGATTGTGAAGGATCGTTTGATCCCGACCAATTACTACTATGTTTGTTTTGATCCCCATATTTTCGGCAGACTTGCAAAACTGCAACACGTTTGGACACCAGTGGGTCCCTTTTTCTTTGATGCCGAGGGGGACGCTAATAGAAGTAAAGTAATATTCCGATTGAGACCAGTCGAAAGTTTGCAGTTTACTGGGGTCTCTCCAGTATTCCGCAAAAGGTTCTGCGAATCTATGTGCCTCCCAATAGTTGTTCAGCAGAGACTTCCACCCAAAGACATCCTCGTGTAGTGAGAAGATTTTTGACCACAGATGGTTACCCGATCCTTGAGGTCCAGTTAGTACAACGAGTGTCTTCATAGTATAGGAACCTTCCCCACTAATTATAACAGCTAAATACTCCTATACGAGAGTACATACTCTCAGTCAAATTAGATGATCGCTACATAGCGACTAAGTGAATGTCATCTCCGAATATCAGGATCAAACGCTCAGCGATTGCTGGGAAGGTCCCCCATTACCCGAATAGTCTTGAATTAGGCGAGTTTGCAATCAACACTGCAGACGGCAAAGTCTTCATTGCCGCTGGTGTTGGAGCAGGCGTAACAGTACGTGAAGTTGGAATAAGTACCGAAACGATTCTTAGTGGGATCTCTACGATCACCACACTTGAAACAACTAGTCTCACTGTAGAGAACACCATTGTTGGTATCTCTAGTGGTGGAGCAAAAGTAGATAGTGCGTCTGACTCTGGTAACCAGTGGCACCACGTTGGATTCCTTGATAATAGAACTGGATTCCAAAAGATAAAGACTAACGGTCTTACCTATAACCCAAATATAGGCAAACTCTACGCTGGTATTGGTAGTTTCGGTAAGGTCACTGGCGAAGCAACAGTTTCCCAACTAAACGTTACTGGTATTACCACAGTAACCACGATCAATGCTGATGCATTTATCGGTGATGGATCTGGTCTTACTAACCTCCAAGTTGGTGCTGCTACATCTATTGCATCTGGAGTCACAACTGCTACTCAGGGACAGACAGCGTTTTCCACTCCCCATGCCCATAATGACGGAAGCACACAACTCACTGTAGAAGCATATATCAACGGTATTCGTCAGCGTAAAGATACTGATTTCAGTGTCTCATCTACAAGCACAGTAACTCTGACTAGTGGTGCCACAGTAGGTGATGAGGTAGCTCTCCAAGTTCATTATGGTCATACGCTTGAGCAAGAATCATTCACTGCAACACAAGGTCAGACAGTATTCACAATCTCAGGTGACTATACTGCATCGAAAAACTTCAAAGTATTTTTGAATGGAGTAAAGTTACGTAAAACCACAGACTACAGTAGCGGTGCATCTGTTGTCCTTGGGACAGGATGCAAAGTGGGAGACGAGGTTGATATCTGTGGTGATCAATCAGAAGATCACTTCACTGCTACCCAGGGACAGACCGCCTTCGTTCCGACTGACGCAAACATCAATACCAAAAACGCTCAGATATTCTTGAATGGTGTTCTGCTACCAGCGTCAGATTGGACATTTGGAAGTGTGAGTATAACTCTCACCAACGGCACAACTGTAGGTGACGAGATCGATGTCGTTGTGAGACGTAACTAAATAGAAAAAAAGTCTTGAATAAATGGCAAACCCATCTACAAGACAGGAGTTAGTTACTTACGCCAAGCGTCAACTTGGTGCTCCGGTTCTTGAAATCAATGTTGCTGATGAGCAAATTGAAGATCTGATGGATGATGCCCTTCAGATTTATCAAAACCGCCACATGGATGGCGTTGAATTGATGTACCTGAAGCATAAGATAACCCAGGATTTTCTCGATGCGACACGTGCTAGGGCTGAGGATAAAGCGACTGGTATCACTACCAGTACCGCTACAGCAAACATTACTGGAATTGGCACTACCACCTTTAGTTATGAGGAGAACCAGAATTTCATCCAGATTCCTGACGCTGTTATTGGGATCGAAAGAGTATACAAACTGGACAATCGTCTCATCTCGACAAACATGTTCAACATCAACTACCAGTTGATGCTGAATGACGTGTACTTCTTCAGTTCAATGGAACTGATGGGATACACAATGACCAAGCGTTACCTTGAGGACCTTGATCATATCCTCCACCCTGACAAACAGATCCGATTCAACCGTAGACAGAATCGACTCTATCTGGATGTTGATGGTAACAGCATGCAGGCAGATGACTACATCATCATCCGCTGCTACAGGGTTTTGAACCCCGATGATTACCCCAAGGTATACAGCGACATCTTCTTGAAGAGATACTTTACTGCACTAGTCAAGAAACAGTGGGGTCAGAATCTTATCAAGTTCCAGGGAGTCAAACTTCCTGGTGGTGTTGAGTTGAATGGAAGGCAGATCTATGAAGACGCCATACAGGAGATTCAAAACCTTGAAGATAAAATGATGCTTGAGTATGAACTTCCTCCTCTTGACCTTATTGGATAATGGCACTAAATCCTTTCTTTCAGCAAGGTACTTCTAATGAGCAGGACCTCGTACAAGATCTGGTAAACGAACAGATCGCGATGTACGGGGTAGAGTTCATATATATGCCTCGTATTTTTGTCAACGTAAAGACTATTATGAGGGAGGTATCTTCCTCAAAGTTTACTAAGTCTTTCCCTATTGAGGGGTATATCGAATCTTACGAAGGGTTTGATGCTGGATATAACCTGCTGACTAAGTTTGGGGTTCGTACCAACGCAGAGATGAAGATTGTCATCTCTCAAACTCGCTATCTAAATTATATCACACCGTTGATGGATGGTGCACGTGGATTGACAAATGCACCCACACGTCCATATGAAGGTGATCTTCTGTACTTCCCATACAGAGATCTCTTGATGGAGATCAAATATGTTGATGATGTCAGTAACTTCTATCAACTACGTAAAAACTATACGTACACTCTGACGGTTGAACCGTTCGAGTATGAGGATGAGGTCATCCAGACTGGAGTCACTGAGATTGATGACGACTTCAAGACTGCTGGTTACAACGCCACATTTGAGTTGATGGACGTTGGCACCACAGCACAGGCAGTGACCTCCCGTGCAACTGGTGTCCGTTACATCAAACTTCTCAATGGTGGCAGTGGATGGACTGCTGCACCAACTATCAAGATTTCACCTCCGCTGGCAGGTGGAACAACTGCAAAGGCAGTGGCAATCACCACGTCAACTGGAACAAGTCAGTTGAGGTCTACTCGAATTAGTGAGATCTACATCACCAATCCTGGTACTGGTTACACCATGACACCCACAGTCCAGTTCATCTCAGATGACGGCAAGGGTAGTGGTGCCAAGGTGGATGTCGCCATTAGTACCACCAGTGGTATTGGTGCTATCACCCTCAACAACGTAGGTGCAGACTACATTGTGCCTCCAGAAATTGTCATTGAGAATCCTCCTTCTGGTGGACATGTTGCAAGAGCACATGCTGTCCTTGACGTATTTGGTCGGGTCAAAGAGGTTCGTATTACTGACTCTGGTGTCGGATACAGTACCACTCCCAACATCACCGTTGGTGCAGCAGGCACAATTGGTATCGGTACGTTCTCTTACGGAGAAATTATCAAGGGTCAGACCAGTCTCAGCACTGCGTTTGTTACCTCTTGGGATGCACCGTCTCTCACCCTCAAAGCACGTAACCTCAGTGGTGACTTCCAGGTGGGTGAACTTATCGTTGACAACGAGGGAAGTGCATATCGTCTAAATACTGTGAATTATGATGATGACGACTTCGCTCCCAGTTATAACTCGGGAGATACTATTCAAAGCGAAGCAGATAGCATCTTAGACTTTACAGAGAAAAACCCATTTGGTGAAGTGTAATGGTTGGCAATTACTTTTACAATGAAACAATTCGGAAGACCGTAATTGCTTTCGGTACACTGTTCAATAACATCACTATCAAAAAATATGGTACCGATGGGAAGAGCATAAGTCAAATCAAAGTTCCCATTGCATATGGACCTATCCAACGGTTCCTTGCACGGATTGAACAGCAACCGAACTTTGATGATAACGTCGCTATCAGTCTTCCTCGACTGTCGTTTCAGTTGACATCATACGTCTATGACGCATCTCGGAAAGCATCTCCTGTCCAGAAGTTTACGATGCTGTCACCAGCAGCCAAAACTAAAGTCAAGAAGATGTTTATGCCTGTCCCATATGATGTGGGATTCCGATTGAGTTTTGCAGCAAAACTGCAAGACGATGCACTACAAATCATTGAGCAGATTCTACCATTTTTCCAACCTTCCTACAGCGTGACCATCAATATGCTGGAGGGAGTGGACGAGAAGCGTGACATTCCATTCACCCTTACGAACGTTGGGTTTGTAGACGAGTATGAGGGTGATTTTTCAACACGCAGATTCATTCAATATGATCTTGATTTCGTAGCGAAGACGTATTTCTACCAAGAAGTACCTACGGACGAAAATGGAATTATCAAAAAAGTTCAGGTGGATTATTCTACCGCTATCCGTGCTCCAAGGGAGCAGAGATACACCGTTGTTCCTCAAGCCGTCAAAGACTATAATGAGGACAGAACGGGAACAACTTCTGCCGCCCTCGATCGAATAAAAACTCTTCTCAAAGTAACGAACGGATCAACCTATAGCGTCGGTGGTTACATTGAAATCAATAATGAAGTCATGCGGATCAAGGAGATCGATGGCAACAATTTGATTGTTCAACGGGGTGCATTCAACACTGCTATCCGTGAACATGCAAGTGGTGACAGGATCAATTTGGTAAATAGTCAAGATAATGACCTAATTGAATTTGGGGATACATTCGGTTTTAGCGAATCTAGATCATTTTTTGATGCAGATGGCAAATCGTTTAGTCCAACCACTGGTACTGATACATGAGTCAAGACTTCGACGCTATTGATAAGGCACTAGAAACTAAATCGGAGATTGTAAAAGAATCAAAAGCAATCTCCAGACAAATTAGACCAGAAGATCCAGAGAAAGATTACGAGTATTCTCGTGCCCAACTTTATAACTTAGTTGAGAAGGGACAAGAAGCAGTGAACGGTATCCTTGATGTCTGCATGGATACCCAACATCCTAGAGCATATGAAGTTGCTGGTCAATTGATCAAGCACGTTGGTGATGTCACCGATAAGATCGTTGACCTCCAGAAAAAGATGAAAGATCTGAACGCAGAAGAAGGTCCTAAGAACGTTACTAACAACGCTCTGTTTGTGGGCAGCACAAGTGAACTGCAGAAGATGATCAAGAAGGGTCTCCTAAATAACACGGACAAGTAGCATCACTATGTCGTTCAAAAAACCGCTATACGAAGCACCTGGTGATGCGTTCGCGAAGATGTCGGACGACCAGTTTGCCGACTACCAGAAGAAAAATCCTGGTGCTGCTCAAAAGGCAGCAAGAGTCCGTAAGCAGGCACAAGAGCGTGCTGCCAAGAAGTCTGGTTCTCCTCAACCCACTAAGAGCACGACTACCAGCACCCCAACAGGAAAGAAAGAGGTAGGTACCAGTGCAATTGCCAAACGCGGCGGTCTTGTCAAAAACAATTCACAGAGCAATCAGTCTAATAAGGTTGGTGGCTCTGGTGATAGCAAGCGTGTATCTTCTGCTGGAGGTAAGGCAGTAGACATGGGCGTGAAGAAGGTGAAGGTCCAGGACGTAACTCCTGGTCAGAAGAAACTTCCTAGTGCATCTTCTTCTTCCTCCTCTTCGGGTGGTCAAAAGAAACTGTCTGGTGGTGGAGCAGGTGGCAACCGTCGTCCTCCTTCTGGTGCAGGCACTGACCGAGTTGCCCAGGGTGGTGCACTTGCCCGGAGAGCACCTGAGAAAAAGACTGGTGGTCCTACTAACTACACCGCAAAGAAAAATTATGTCAAGGCGAAACGAGTTGCTGGCAAGGTTGGTGCGGCAGCACGAGTTGCTGGAAAGGTCGCAGGGGTTGCAGGAAAGATTGGTAAATTCGCAATTGGAAACACTGCTGCTGCTTTTGGCAAGTCTAGTTGGAAGACCGAATCTGCAGAATTGAAGACCTTCAAACAGTTTATGTCGGAAGCGAAGGGAGTGTAATTTATGCCTGGCAGTGACGTATATCTTGGTAATCCTAATCTAAAAAAGGCAAACACTCAGCAAGAATTTACTGAAGAAAACATCATCGAGTTCGTTCGATGTAAGAACGACCCTGTTTACTTTACAGAGAAGCACATCAAAATTGTAAACGTTGACGAAGGTCTCGTTCCATTCAGCATGTATAAGTTTCAGAAGAAACTTATCAAAAATTTTCATAAAAACAGATTCAATATCTGCAAAATGCCTAGGCAGACGGGCAAATCAACAACTGTTGTATCGTTCCTGCTCCACTATGCAATCTTCAACGACAACGTCAATATCGGAATCCTTGCGAACAAAGCGGCTACTGCTAGAGATCTCCTCGGCAGACTACAGTTGGCGTACGAGAACCTGCCGCGTTGGATGCAGCAAGGTATCGTAGCGTGGAACAAAGGATCTATGGAACTGGAGAACGGTTCCAAGATCATCGCGGCATCCACCTCAGCATCTGCTGTTCGGGGTATGTCCTTCAACATCATCTTCCTGGACGAATTTGCGTTCGTTGCAAACCACCTGGCAGATGACTTCTTTGCATCTGTGTATCCCACGATTTCATCTGGTAAGTCCACCAAGGTGATCATCGTGTCTACGCCTCACGGCATGAACCATTTCTACAGGATGTGGCATGACGCTGAGCGTGGAAAGAATGAGTATGTTGCCACTGAGGTGCACTGGTCAGAGGTACCAGGCAGAGACGCCAAGTGGAAGAAACAAACTATTGCCAACACATCAGAGCAACAATTCAAGATCGAGTTTGAGTGCGAATTCCTTGGATCTGTTGACACCCTGATTGCAGCATCAAAACTCAAAGCACTGGTCTATGAAGACCCAGTGAAGAGAAATGGGAAGTTATCTTTGTATGAGACTCCACGTGAAAATCATGAGTACGTCATCACAGTTGACGTTGCACGTGGCGTAGGCAAAGACTATAGCACGTTCTGTGTTTTTGATATCACAGAATACCCATACAAAGTTGTCGGAGTTTACCGAGACAACGAAATCAAACCCATGATCTTTCCATCAATCATTGAGGAAGTGGGTAGGGCATACAACAATGCTCATGTCTTGGCAGAGGTCAATGACATAGGTGACCAGGTGGCATCCATCCTGTTCTATGACCTGGAGTACGAAAACCTGTTGATGGTTGCAATGCGTGGGCGTGCAGGTCAGCAAGTTGGTTCTGGGTTCTCTGGCGTCAAGACTCAGTTGGGTGTGAAGATGAGTCAGGTCACCAAGAAGGTGGGTTGTTCTAACCTCAAGACTCTGGTTGAGGATGACAAACTAATCTTCTGTGACTACAACATCATTGCAGAACTGACAACGTTCATCCAAAAGAAGCAGTCGTTTGAGGCAGAGGAAGGTTGTAATGATGACCTTGCTATGTGTCTGGTTATCTTTGCCTGGTTAGTTGCACAGGACTACTTCAAAGAAATGACGGACCAGGATGTCCGTAGAAAAATATACGAAGAGCAGAAGAATGCCATCGAACAAGACATGGCACCCTTTGGGTTTATCTGTGATGGATTCGACGAGATGGGAGGAGAAACTATCGAGTCTGATGGCACTGTTTGGAAGACAGATGAATACGGGGACAGGTCTTACATGTGGGAGTACATGTCCTGAATGCCCCCTAAATAAGCAAATTCCTAAATATCTCTAGTCATCGTAGGGACACTAGGGAGTTAGAATGGCACTTCGATTAGCATCTCCGGGTATTTCTATACGGGAAGTTGACCTAACTCGTGGTGGCGTTGATTTTACAACCAACGTCGTAGCAGGTTTTGTCGGTCCCTTTCGGAAAGGACCCGTAAACGAAATTACTCGGATCAATAACGAGAAAGAACTCGTTGATGTTTTCGGACAACCGGGTATCGGCAAGTCTGATTACCACTATGAGGTTTTCCTTTCCGCATCACACTTCCTCTCTTATGGAGGAAAACTGGACGTGGTGCGTTGTAAGGGTGGAGACCTTGTAAACGCAAACGCCGCCGCCGGTTACGCTCACACCACTAACCTGCTGGTTGAGAACGAAGACGATTATTATAACAATCAGGCAGATGATCTGCACTGGTACTGGGCTGCCAAGAACCCCGGATCTTGGGCCAACGATGTGAAAGTTGCTGTCATCGATAACTTCGCTGACCAAATTCTTACCCCTACACTCCAAACTGGTAGCATCGCATCCAACGTGACTGTTGGTATGGGCGTTACCCAGCACCTGACAGGACAAACGATTGGTCTGGGTACGGTGACTGCTGCAACCGGTATCCTCAAAGGTATCGTTACCGCCAAAGATAACACCGCTGGAACTGTTGAAGTTCGCGTTGTTAGCACTGTTATTGGTGGTACTGAGACCGTTGTTGATTACCAGCAAAATTCCCAGCGTGAGTTCAAGACTGGTTCACCTATCAACTTTGTGAACAGCAGCGGTTCCACCGTTGCCATGGGTCAAACGACTAGCAGTGTTGATTGGTATAACTCTCAGAACATTCTGACCAGTGTTGCTGACGGTGGTACTGATCTGGTAACCCTGCCTTGGCGTTCTGTTCTGAACCGTCCTCAGACCAGCAACTACACCTCCAACCGTGATGGCAACAACGATGCCCTTCACATTGTGGTGGTTGACGCTGGTGGTCAGGTGACTGGTGACGTGGGTTCCGTTCTGGAGAAGTTCGGCAACCTGTCCAAGTCCAGCGACGCTGAGATCAGTGGTGGTCGTGAGATCTACTACAAGAACTACATCGCTGAGAACTCTGCCTTCCTGTGGGCAGGCGTTTCGCTGGTGAACGGTACCGACAACTTCAACAACACGTCACCGATTGCCTCTGGATTCAGTTCTGGTTTCACACCTGTCACTTCTGGTGCTGGTGCCTGGGGTCAAGAATCCAAGGACCTCAAGTTCAACCTGGTGGGTAACGTCAAGTACACCCTGAAGGGTGGTCTCGACTACACCGGTATTGGAGTTTTCGATGCACCTCTGGGTGACCTTCTCACCTCGTATAACAAGTTTGCCGATCCTGTAGACAGCGACATTCGCTTCCTCCTGCAGGGCGGTGCCTTCAAAACAAAGGAAGAAGAGCAAGCGAAAGCAAACAAGATGATCCAGATTTGCGAACTTCGCAAGGACTGCATCGCTTTCATCTCTCCCTGCCGCTCGTCTCAAGTCAACGTAACTGAGTCTGCGGACAAATTGAAGAACACTCTTGAGTTCTTCTCTCCTCTCACCTCCAGTTCGTACGCCGTCTTCGATTCTGGTTATCAGTACGTATACGACCGCTTCAATAAGCAGTTCGTTTACATGCCGGTCTCCTCAGATATTGCTGGACTTTGTGCACGGACTGACCGGGATAACTTCCCTTGGTTCTCCCCTGCTGGACAAGCACGTGGTGGTCTGAACTTCGCTATCAAACTGGCCTTCAACCCTGGTCAGGATTCACGAGATCAACTTTACTCCAACCGGATCAACCCTGTCATCTCTCAACCTGGTGGCGGCATCATCCTCTTCGGAGACAAGACGGGTCTTTCATTCGAGAGTGCGTTTGATCGCATCAACGTTCGTCGTCTCTTCATCACCTTGGAAAAGGCGATCGAGAACGCTGCTAAGTCTCAACTGTTTGAATTGAATGACGCTGGAACTCGTTCCAACTTCATCAACATCGTCGAACCTTTCCTCCGCGACGTACAAGCGAAGCGAGGTCTGACCGACTTCCTGCTCGTCTGTGATGAGACGAACAACACCCCAGATGTCATTGACCGCAATGAGTTCATTGCTGACATCTTCCTCAAACCCGCCCGCTCGATCAACTTCATTGGTCTGACGTTTGTTGCTACTCGCACAGGCGTTAGCTTCAGCGAAGTCGTCGGCACCGTCTGATCAATAGGAGACCCAACTAATGGCTTTAGATAGGAACATTTTTTCCATACCGAACAACGAACGGTCTATTGATTCGTTCAAGTCTCGGCTTACGGGTGGCGGTGCTCGTCCTAATCTGTTTGAGGTTGAGCTGAACTTCCCCCAAGGTGTTGGTATCTTCGACGAAGAAGTTGATGACACCACCCACCGGATGATGATCAAGGGAGCACAGCTCCCTGCTTCCAACATCCAGGAAGTGATTGTCCCCTTCCGGGGTCGTCAACTCAAGGTTGCTGGTGATCGTCGTTTCGATCCCTGGACCATCACCGTGATCAACGATGGTGACTTCAAACTCCGCGAAGCATTTGAGCGGTGGGCGAACTTCATCATCAAGGTGTCTGACGGTTCTGGCACCATCAACCCCAGTGAGTATTACGCTGACTGGACTGTCAACCAACTGGGTCGTGCAAGCACCCAACTGGAAGTTGAAGGCAAAGACAACCCCGCACAACTTCCTGTGCTCCGTCGTTACCAGATGAAGGGTTGCTGGCCTAGTGCTGTTGGTGGTATTGAACTGTCTTATGACTCCGCTGATACCATCGAAGAATTCCAGGTTACCCTGCAGGTTCAGTGGTGGGCTGCTTACGATAGCAATAACAGCGGTTCTGTGGTCTGATAAATATATCGATTAGACCCAGTACCCTATTATTATGACCAAACTTTTTGGTTTTTCAATTGATGATGAATCAAAAAAGTCGAAAGGTGTAATCAGTCCTGTCGCTCCTAACAAGGAAGACGGTGCTGATTACTACCTTTCTTCGGGTTTCTATGGGCAGTATGTTGATATTGAAGGTGTCTTCAGGACCGAGTTCGATATCATCAAACGCTATAGGGACATGTCCCTGCACCCAGAATGTGACACTGCTGTAGAGCACGTGGTCAATGAGGCAATTGTCTCTGACCTGAACGATTCTCCTGTCGAGATTGATCTCGATAATCTCCAGGTGGGTCAATCACTCAAGAATATTATTAGAGATGAGTTCAAGACGGTCAAGGACCTGCTTGAGTTTGATAAAAAGTCGCACGAAATCTTCCGCAACTGGTATGTGGACGGGCGACTGTACTACCACAAGGTAATCGACGTTCAAAAACCGGACGAAGGTATCAAAGAGATTCGATACATCGACGCCCTCAAGATCAAACTGATGAGGGTCAAACCCAATGACAAGGGTAAGGGTGTGCCTGACATGCCTATGCCTGACAACTCTGCAACCAACGTCAACAAAGACACCAAGGTTCAGGAGTTCTACACCTATTACCCGCAGGGCGTTGCACAGAAGTATGGTTCTGTTGCTGGCAAGGGCGTGCGAATCGCTAAAGATTCCATCTGCCACATCACCTCTGGTCTGGTAGACCGCAACAAAAAACTTACCCTTTCCTACCTCCACAAGGCAATCAAGGGTCTGAACCAACTCCGGATGATTGAGGACTCCCTCGTCATCTACCGCCTGTCGCGTGCACCTGAGCGTCGTATCTTCTACATCGACGTTGGCAACCTACCAAAGGTCAAGGCAGAGCAGTATCTGCGTGACGTGATGAGTCGTTACCGGAACAAGTTGGTGTATGACGCCAACACTGGTGAGATCAAAGACGACAAGAAGTTCATGTCCATGCTGGAGGACTTCTGGCTTCCTCGTCGTGAGGGTGGTCGTGGCACTGAGATCTCTACTCTGCCTGGCGGTCAGAACCTGGGCGAACTAAGTGACATTGAATACTTCCAGAAGAAACTGTATCGTTCACTGAACGTTCCCGAGTCCCGCATTGGTGGTGACCAGGGTTTCAACATGGGTCGCTCTAGCGAGATCCTGCGTGACGAACTGATGTTCAGTAAGTTCGTGGGTCGTCTCCGCAAACGTTTCTCTGCACTGTTTCTTGATCTGCTGAAGACTCAGTTGATCCTGAAGAACATCGTGACTCCCGAAGACTGGGAGAAGATGTCAGAGCACATCCAGTTTGACTACTTGTATGACAACCACTTCGCTGAACTGAAGGAAGCGGAACTGATGAATGAGCGTCTGAACCTGATGGTCCAGATCGAACCCTACATCGGTACTTACTACTCCCGCGATTATGTGAAGCGTAAGATCCTCCGTCAGACCGACGAAGAGATTCTGGAGATGGAGCAGGAGATGGAAGAGGAGAATGCCGAAGGCACCGGAGTCCCGCTAGAAACTCAAAATATGATCATGCAAGGTCAGATTGAGAACGGTCAAATTGGCACAAATAAAGATGGATCGATGGGCAAAGTACCCGAGGATCCTGAGCAAAGCAAGGCTCCCACTCTAAATATCAAGAAGGCGAAGATATAAATAACCTTTAGCGTTTCTACTACTTCGTAATGGATACTGATCAACTTCTTGACATGATGGGTTCTAGTGAATCCACCCCTAGTGAAATTCATGATGCCATCAAAACCCTGTTGCATCAAAAAGCAGCAGAGAAAGTAGGGGAGGTTACTCCTGCTGTTGCGGCAGGTGTCTTTGGTGACACCTCAGGTGAAGATGCTCCGGCTGAAACCGAAGTAGAGACTGAACCTGAAACCGAAGAGGAGACTGAGTGATGCAAGCACTGAAACTTGTAGCTGACCATGGTGAACTTTCAAGCAACAATGCTACTACCGCTGCATCAAGTGCTTTTGTAGTTCAAAGTGGTCTGCTTTATCTGGCATGTAGTTCTGAGAAGAAGAGTGGGCACATCTCTGTGTGCAACACCGTCGCAGAAGCTGGCATCGGATCCTTCCACGTAGAGAAAGGGAATGCTTTCCTTTATCGCTATGGACATCCGGCACATGCCAAGGTCACTGCTGTGACCAAAGGTGCAACTACGGTCATGACGATCGATCACGTGGATACCAAAATCCAAGTGGGCGACTACATCACCATGACTGGGTCTTCTGTCGGCACGTATAACAGCACTGTGGCACACGTCGAAGTGACTGCTATCTCTGATCCCCAGTCTTATAACGCTTATACCAAGACCATCACGGTCGATGCCGATACGTCGTCTCTTGATGACTTCACCGGTACCGCTCAGATTTCTAAGTCAGTCATTGCTCGACTGGCACCGGAAACCTCTGATGGTTGCACGATGCACGTTCACGAGGTCAACCTGGCATGAAGCTTATTTCAGAAGAAGTTGAATCCGTAGACATTCTTACCGAAGAAAAAGACGGTAAGAAGACTCTGTACATTCAAGGACCCTTCCTTCAAGCAGAGGTTGTCAACCGGAACAAGCGGTGCTATGGCATCGGAACCATGGTCAAGGAAGTTGCTCGTTACAACGACGCCTTTACCAGCAAAGGTCGTGCACTTGGTGAACTGGGTCACCCCGATGGTCCCCAGATCAACCTAGACCGCGTGTCCCATAAGATTGTGTCTCTAACTCAAGAAGGTAATAACTTCATTGGTAAGGCACAAATCTTGTCTACCCCCATGGGCAAGATCGCTGAGTCCCTCATCAGTGAGGGTGTAAAACTTGGTGTTTCCTCACGAGGAATGGGGTCAATCACCCAGCGTGACGGTATCAACTACGTTGGCGAAGACTTCATGCTCGCCACTGCTGCTGACATCGTTGCCGATCCTTCTGCACCTGACGCTTTTGTGGACGGAATTATGGAAGGAAAGGAGTGGGTCTGGGAAGGTGGTATGCTCCGCGAGAAGTCCTGTAAGGCAATCGAAGAGAGTATAAATACCGCTGTAGATCAAGGAGTCCTTGAGGCACACAAGTTGCGCCTTTTTGCACAATTCCTATCAGATCTATAAATCTCTAAATAATAACAGTAATAACTAGGACTTACGGAAGCTAACCGATGGCTGAAGCGAAACAACCACTAGATGAAATGGAGAACCAGGTTACTAAAGGTGCGTCTAAAGCGGAACCTATGCCTAAGGCTCCCAACTACGTGCCGGACAACGCCTCGATCGAAGATCTGGGTGGACCTACTCCTACTAACTCCAAGCCAGATGACGACAGCAACAAGCTGAAGACACCTGGCGCGTCGTTTGCCCAGTCGGGCGACCCTCACTTTGGTCGTCAAGGTGCTGCTGGCAAAGTGCAACTGCCCGGACCTGCTGCTCTGAAGAGCACCGGTTATGGCAAGGGTGCTAACGAGGAAACCGAATCCGAGGAGGAAGTGGTTGCCGAAGCTCCTGCTACCGAAGAGGAAGTTGTTGCTGAAGAGGAGCAAGTCGAAGCAATTGCTATCGACGTGTCTGATGACGTTGCTGCTCTGCTCGAAGGAGAAGAACTCTCTGCCGAGTTCCAAGAAAAGACCGCTACGATCTTTGAAGCTGCTGTCCGCAGCAAGATTGATCAGGTGGCAAGCACTCTGGAAGCTCAGTTCAGCGAAGCGTTCGACCAAGAGGTCGCAACCTTCAAGACTGAGATGACCGAGCGTGTTGATTCATACCTAGAGTTCGTTGCTAACGAATGGATCAACGAGAATGCGCTGCAGGTCGAATCTGGAATCCGAGGTGAACTCTCGGAATCCTTCATGTCGGGTCTGAAGACCCTCTTTGAAGAACATTATGTTGAAATCCCTGAAGATAAATATGATGTCTTGGAAGCAATGACTTCCAAGCTTGATGAAATGGAGACAAAACTCAACGAACAGATCGACAGCAATGTCGCATTGACTCAGCGACTGTCGGCATCTGTTTCTGACAACATCCTCGATGAAGTAAGTGAAGGTCTGGCGCTGTCCCAAAAGGACAAGCTTTCGGAACTCTCAAAAGGTGTTGAGTTTGAAAGTGAAGAACAATACCGGGAGAAACTCTCAACTCTGAAGGAATCGTATTTCACGAAGCCTGTGGTTGAGTCCCAAGAAGTTAGCAGCGAGGAGAGCATCGTCGAAGATCATTCTCCGGCAATGAGTGCTTATCTCAACGCTCTAACTAAGTTCCAATAGTATTAGTAAAAAACACCTTACACGTATAGGTAACCCCCATGTTCAATTCTGGCTCTCTCCAGAAGAAGTGGGCACCTCTGCTTGAGGCCGAAGGACTTGACGCAATCAAGGACAACCACCGCAAAGCAGTAACCGCTCAACTTCTCGAAAACCAAGAACGTTTTCTTCGCGAAGAGCGTGCATTCCTGAGTGAAGCACCTCCGACCGTCAACACTGACCCCACCTCTGCTGGCACCGCCGGTTTTAGTGGTGGCGCTGCCGCTGCTGGTCCTGTTGCAGGTTTCGACCCTGTGCTGATCAGCCTGATCCGTCGCTCCATGCCCAACCTGGTCGCTTATGACCTCGCTGGTGTGCAGCCGATGTCCGGTCCTACCGGTTTGATCTTCGCAATGCGCTCCCGCTATGACAACCAGTCTGGCACCGAGGCATTCTTCAACGAGCCCGATTCTGCGTTCTCCGCTCAGAACTCCGCTGCGTCCCTTTCTCAAGGCGACTACACCGGAGCAACTGACGGCGGCACCTCTGTCGGTTTCGGTACAACCGCTCAAGCAGGCACCAACCCTTCGATCCTCAACGGTGGTGCAGCTAACGCTTATAACGTTGGACAAGGTTTCAGCACCCAAGCTTCTGAAGCTCTGGGCGATGCCTCCTCGAACGACTTCCGCGAGATGGCGTTCAGCATCGAGAAAGTCTCGGTGACTGCCAAGTCTCGTGCCCTGAAGGCAGAGTACAGCCTTGAGCTTGCTCAGGACCTGAAGGCGATCCACGGTCTGGATGCTGAAGCGGAACTCGCCAACATCCTCAGCACTGAGATCCTTGCTGAGATCAACCGCGAGATCATCCGTACCATCTACAAGTCTGCTGAAGCAGGTGCACAAACCAACACTGCCACCACTGGCGTGTTCGACCTTGACACCGACAGCAACGGTCGTTGGATGGTTGAGAAGTTCAAGGGTATGATCTTCCAACTGGAGCGTGACGCTAACGCCATCGCCCAACGGACTCGTCGCGGGAAGGGCAACATCATCCTCTGCTCTGCGGATGTTGCTTCTGCTCTGACTGCTGCTGGTCAACTCGACTACACCCCTGCCCTGTCCTCCAACATGAACGTGGATGACACCGGCAACACCTTCGCTGGTACCCTCAACGG